GTAACGGCTCGCCGCCTGTGATACGCAAGATAGTCAACGTCTTTGAAACTTCGGGCCACCAACGCCACCATGCTTCTACATAAGGATTAGTTTCTTCTTCGTATATGTTAAACCAGTCAATGTCATTGCGATGATTTCTAACCATGGTATACGGACCATGATCTTTTATTTCTTTGTAATAGCTACTGCTGTGTTTTGGATGACAATATCCGCATTTGAAATTACATTCGTTACCAAATGAAATTTCTATATACTGCGGATTTACCGGAGCTAGCGGATTGTCTTTAATAGCTCCTAGTCTTTGTTCTGTAAAGATACTGGCATTGCGTTCGTGCCTATCTGATATATACTCTTCGCCTAACGATTCAATATTCCAACAATATTGACAACCGGCAGGTTTGTCTCCCTGCATCATTTCTGCACGTTGGCTGATTTTTTCTTTGGTATTATGTAATGCGCTAGGATCTATTGCAATTTCATCTAAAGGAATTTTGTGCGGGGCCGGATGATAACAACTGTGTGTTTCACCCGTTTGCAAATAAATCGTAGTGTGGTGCCATTTGGCCAAACAAAACGTAGGAGAGATTTCATTCATTATAGGAATGAATTTTTTAATTCTTATAGTATCATCCATTGATCTTGTCCTTTGAGATCTCGTATTGATTTTTCAACCAATCGAAATCATTTATCTTGGCTAATTCGCTAGGAGCATTTTGCCAAAATAGTCCAAAGTATTTTCCAGCGATGGCTCCCATATATGCGTGAGATCCGTACGGCACTGTGTCATTTAATGTACACCATGCATCTAGCCGCTGCTGGGTTTCGTTGTCATCTTGACGTGCTATAACTCGACTGGCTAGTTTACAACATTCTCTAAAGGCGGACTTCCACGTATTAAAAGGATCTGTATTAAAAGCAGTGATGTTTGACACTGTCTCCATGCTTTTAAACTGATCTGAAATACTAGTGGTCATATCAGTTTTGGTTATATCCATGTTTAATGTCATGTCTGTGGGTAACAGTTTTACTCCGCCGTATCCGTATTCTAAATCATTTATAGGATTTTTACTCTTCCATACGTGTACTGTATGCTTTTCTGGATCTTCATAATCAAAATTAAATTCATCGACTATTTGAGCGTCACCGTCAACTACCCAAAACATTTCTGAGGTAGCCTGTTTGGCAGCTTCAATGTGTGCTTGATGGATGCCTTTGATTTTGTCAATGCGTTTGGCTCTGGGAAATCTCGTTTTTAATCTATTCCAATTTTCGTCGGCATTGGGTTCGTAGTAGGAAATAAACACAATGTCAAAGCTACTGCCCCTTTTAATAGGATCACTGGCGTGTATGTCTATTTCTTTTTTATTGATAAAAAATCTATATTTGAATTCTTTACTGGTCACTGTTGTTGTTTTTGGAAACAAACAGATTCCGTTAAAATGATTGCCATTTTTAAAAACATGTACGTATTCGTTGTCCCACTTGGTAGCTTCATATTCGAAATTAAAATCATCTTTTACAATTATGTCGTCCCACACAATCCAGAACATTTTTGTAAATGATTTCTTTTTTATTTCATCAATTGATTTAGCTTCCTCTATTTTTTGTGCATTAGGGAATCTTGATTTAAACATAGACCAATTGTGCTGATCTATTTTAGATGTGCTTACATAGAACAAATCATATTTCATTGACTGTAATAGGTCCTATTTAATTCCAGTGTTTCTTCATAAAGATCCAGGGTGTACTTACTCTGCTGTGCATCGAGACTGGGCCAATCTAGCCCTAGATTAAGTTTGATTTTTTCGCCTAGGTCTTGAATGTCATGTTCAACTGATTCATGTTTAACATTTTCATCATAAATGTTTTTTAATATTTCAAAATCACGAACGTCGACGTAATTCCAATCAGTACAGTTAGCCATCCATGTTCCCATGCGAGCACCAAGCACAGCGTAATTGCCGTGTTCTTCGTGCGCACCCACAGTTGACCACATGCGAAGTCTATGTATGTTGTGCCACCAAATGCGTTGTTTTATTTCTTGGGCAGGAACTCGAACTCCGTCAAGTAGTGTCATTTTAACACCTTCACGAAATCCTGCTCTCCATGATTGAAAGGGACTTCCTGTGATGATGCTCTTACTATAGACTCTAGGAAAGTTTTTATATCCTTGTTCCCAACAAAAATCTACCTGTCCTCTATCACTCTCAGAATTTTCATGGGTTTTCATATTGAGAACAAATTCTTTGTTCCATATTTTTAATCCGCCGTTACCGTAGCGCAGACCGTTTATAACATTTCGGCCGCACCATCCGTAGACTTTAATAGACGGTTCTTTCATGTCAAGGTCTAGATTAAAAAATTCTGGGTCTACAATATTATCGGCATCAACAGTAATGAACCAATCTGTTTCTGAAAGTTCTGCTGCGGCTTTATGAGCGTGGTCACTGCCTTTGACTCCATGCACACGTTTGGCCCAGGGAACCTTATCGCAAAGGTCAGCATAATGCAGATCAGCATTTGGCTCATCATAGCTTAGAAACACTATATCAAATTCTGTAACTTTCATGAAACTTCCATTATATATTTTTTGAATAGACGTCTTGTAAATATACTAAATTTATCGGGTAATTGCAAGTTCAATTCGTATGATTGTTCAGTGAGCTCATTTAGAGTGATCTGTACAGCTTGAATCAATTTATGCGGATCGTTGTATTCAGTAACAAAAAAATCCATATTGGTATCTCCACTCCATACCATCTTTTGTTTTTTGGCATTTTTTGCAGCAGGTCGTGTGCCGTAGAATCTTTCTGTTAACTCGAATTTAAGATTGTGTGTTGATTCGTTATACGTGACATATATGTCAGAGTCTTGAAAATCCACAAATTTAGATTCTGGAATTCTATGCAACATGTCGTCTATTTTAAATAGACTTTTAATTTCTTTTATTTCTAATTTAAGATCATAAAAATCAACAAAACAATTATGTATGTTAATCCTGCAATTAACTACATCATCGACAAATTCTTTATCAACAAATATCTTGTTGTCTATGTTTAGAAACGAGTCTTCTGGACCTATGCTAACAACTGCTCCGGTTTCTTGATTGAACACTGCTACATAATTAACGACTCTGGGTTCAATGGTAGGAAAACTAAAGTCGTATTCTAATTCTTCTTCCATGCAATGTCCTCCAATATGCTCACAGCCTCAATGGTCATTTTATCTTTTTCAACATAGTGAACAATGTCAGTTTGTTGATAATTTCCTAATTTAAGATTTCCTGTTTTGTCTAGATAGAAACCCACATGATCCGATGCTAGTTCAGCTGGCCACGGCCAGTTTTGAATCTGACCTTTAAAATGCACAACCTTTGGAAATTCTAAATCGTATGCTATGGTATCTTGTATATCTAAAATGTTGGCTGCTAGTGCAAACGCTTCGTCTGTGCCTACTACCTTGGGTTTATATTCATGTAAAAACAAATTTGAAAACTCAGTGGGATTAGTTGTTATATGACGTACCAACGAAAAGAATTCGCTAACCATAGGCGAATCTTTTTTAAAGAACGTCCAAAAACTATAAAGATTAGGCAAATTATTTTTTACAAATGCTTTACGATAAAAATCACTGGTTACGATTTCTGAACGATACGTGTACGACTTGTTGGCAATATAAAGTTCAGTATTTTCTAAAAAGTAATCAATCCAATGACTGTAATCTCTAAAGAACAGCATATCTGCATCAAGACACACTGTATGGTCAAAAGGAGATAGTTTATCCATCCAACTTCTACCGTCCCAGAATGTCTGCTCATTCCATTCAATAACATGATCAAATACCCAAGTGGATTTTAATTTGTCTAATCGAGATTTATCATCGATGACCAATGCTACTGAATCGTATCCTTCTTTTTGTGTATTTTTTATACTAAGAGCCAAAGCGTAGGCCAATCTATCATAGTCTATAGATTCGTGCTTTGATACTATTATTAGATATCCAAAATTCATATTAATTTTAAAAGATTATCGTAGTTTCGGATAATGCTTTGTTTGTTCATTACATGTATGTCAGAATTTTTAAAACTTCCTAGTACAAAATTACTTTCATTGTTTACAGAAAACAACACAGAAAGCATGCCATTATTGTTAACCGACGACAGCATATCTTTGTCAGTACAGCTTAGTACTGGTGGAAGGTCTTCAGTTTCTTCTGCTTGAAATCCGTACAAAATATGTCGAGCAATACTAAATGCAATATCATTCCTATACGTGCCTGGATGAAACCTAAATAGATCCGAATAATATTGATAATGATCTTTAATGTATGCCACTAAATCAAACAACATTTTTGATTCTTTGGTTTTATTAAACATCAGTGTTGTGGCCCAATATAATTTAACTCCAGTATCAGAAGTATACTTGTCATGATACCCTCGTCTGTCAACATCACATGCATCTTTAAATGCCGACGATATCAAAGGCAATTCGTTGTCTGACCAATAATTGTTTAAATTATTTGAAAAAATTAAAAAATCTGAATCGATTAATAAAGTTTGATCATACGGGCTAAGATCATATGCCGACGATCTATTGGTATTAAGAAATGCTATAGAAGACTTTTCTGTACCATCGTGCAAATTTCTTCTATTAGTTGTAGTAGGTTTTTCAGTTAGTATAATTTTATCAAATATACTGTCTGCTAATTTGTATGAATCGGATTCTTTCATCCATGCAACTGTGCTGTCATCAGTAATCAATGATACTGGACGAGCTAGATTTTTTTTAGCTAGGCCGCCGGCGATTACGGCAAGTTTGGCATAATCAAGATCTCGGCTGTTGTGTGCGTAAATTATCAGACCCTGTGTCATACGTCTAATAATTTCTCTACACTTCTGCTAGATTTGATCTTTTGATACTTTTCATAATACTCTAATGTAACTGAAAAGTATCTATCAAAAATTTCATCTTTAAATTTTTCCAAATCTTCTATTAAGATTGGATTTTCGTTTTGATCAAGTAGGACTACTCCGGCGTTTCTTCCTTGATCTATGAGTAATTGAACAAAGTTAATTAGCACTCTATCAACTTTGAATATGCCGCCGTTGACAGCATAGGTTAATTTACCAGCCATCTGCTCTTTGAGAGTCTTACGCTGGATAGCTAGTGTTTGTCTATAATTGGAAAAATCTAGTGCTTGTTGTAAAATAGGATCCATATATACCTCGCTGTACGGTATTTACGAATCCTATCCAATAAGTTTTAAGAAACTGAAACTATTAATTACTTGACGTTCCTGCTAGTTCGACACCGCTTCTAGTTCCGCCTACAATAAAAGATATACTGCCGGTTCCAATAATAGCAAAACCTCCTTCGGCGCCTGCACCCCCTGCTGTACCTGCTCTAGTAGGCCTGTTTTCTTTTCCACCTTCGCCAACGGCTCCGAGACTTCCACCGCGGCCACCTTTGGAAAATCCGCCATCGGGATCGCCGCCGTCACCACTGCCATAAAATGTTGCGCCGGCACCGTTAACACTACCCGAACCGCCTGCTCCGAAAGGAGCTCCGCCGCCACCGCCACCACCGATGGTAGCATCTGCAGCACCCCCGCCGCCACCACCGCCACCACCGCCTGTAATACCTCCGTAATTCCACAGTTGAAAGAATGAGCCGCTGTAGCTATTTGTTACTACAAGTCCAGGACTTCCTACATAACCAGCATTGCCATTGCCGCCAGTTCCGCCTACGCCGCCTCGGCCGCCGTAGCCACTGATATGCCCCTTATTAATAAGAATTAATCCGTTGGGGAAACTTCCTTCGACAACTAGGCCTGCAACATCTCGATGCTTAATTGGACTGTCGGATCTGTTATATCCTACATTTTCGCGTCCAATAATATAGTAGCCCTGCTCAAGTGTAAACTGTAATCTAGAATTTTGATCCCAGCCCTGAGCAACTGCGAGATCTCTCACTGTTTGAGTCAAAGTATAGTCTCTGGTTATTGATACTAGTTTTGTAACGGTAGAGTCGTTGACAGCAACAGCGGGACTGGTAGCAACGATCTGTCCACCAACTGAATTTATTCTTATTTCTAAGATAAAAAATTCTGGGCCTTCAGTTACGTAATCTGCAAATAATGCTCTAACAATTGATCCGGTATTATTGTTGATTAAGAAAGAGCCTGAACCCGCACCGTCTGAAAAATCAGCAGCAGTAAATCCCGG